ATGTATTTATTTTCTAGGTACTTTTTTGCCATCTGATTTCTTCTTTAATTTCTTATTACCTTTTTGCTGAGACAATAAAGAAAACTTTCTGTCAAAGCTCTCAAAAAAATTATTAGGTATATCGTTACTCATTTTTTAAATATATCTAGTGTTGGTTTTAATCCATAGATAGCACCGAAGATACCTACGACTAACCATTTATAAAACTCAGGAAACTTATTAAACAATTCAAAGAATAGTTCTAGCTTCTCGTGTGCTTTAGGATCATTAGAGAATAAACTCCAGGCTAATACAAGTATAGGAATACAAACTATGATTAAAACAAATTCATCTTTCCAAGACTTGTCTTGTTCATTAGATACTTCTCTTTTGTATTCAATCTCTCCTGCAGCCATACGTTCCATATATTTCTTTTCAGCAACAGATTCTAAATACTCAGATTCTTTTCTGTTCTTATAAATATCAGAAGCAGTTTTAAAAACTAATGGTATTAAATTCCACATATAATTCTTTCTTAGTTAATAACAACTTGAGACTAATGATGCTAACTCTTCACATCTACTTGGAGTCTGACGATACCAATTAGAATTAATCATCTCAGCCGCAGCTCTTATATAATCAAGTTCTTTTAAAGCTGCAAACATATTCTTAAATTTAGAAACACCATTTTTACCTAACTGAAATACCATTTCTATTATTACTTCTCGTACAAGTGGTGCAACTGTATAACCAATTAATAATTCATTAGCACCTTTAACTGCTTTGGCAAAATCTTTTTCAAATAAATTTTCTAATATTTCTTTGTCATAAATAATGCCTTCTACAAAATCATCTTCCTCTGTAAGTAAATGACCATAGCCAATTGTTTGTTTACCTAATGAATCAATATATACTTTACCAAGATAGCCTTCGTGTTTTTTGATTCTAGATTTTAATTGTTCGTACATTATTTAATAACTACTTTCCCATCATCATGAACATAAACAATTTTTACATTCATATCTTTTTGTTTAGAAGATGGAGTTCTGTTGATACGATCATTATTCTTATGACCATACTTTGTATTTGATTTTCTATATGACACAGTCTTAACATCATAGTTAGTGTACTCTTTTGTTTTAAAATTAAATGTAACGATATCAATTGGTCCAACACCACCTAATGCAGTGAACACAATTAGATTAGGATCTTTCGCAAAGTGAGCTTGAGCTAGTGCTTCGCTTACTAAACCTCTGTCTGATTTCTTCATCAAACCTATTGTTGTTTATCTAAATTGAAAGAAACTACCAATCGCTGTAGCAATACCGCCAATGAATATAATAAAATAAATAACACCTTTACCTTTATTCATATCACCACGAAGATCTTTAACTTCAACTTTTAACTCATCAATTGTTTTAATAAGTTGTTGCATTCTCTCAGCACATATCTTTTCATGTGCAGATAGCCTAACTGAAGTAGCAGATATAGTCTTGTGTTTCTTTCTCATCTGGACACTATAAGTAGTGGTATGAAAAAGTCAATCTATGGGTGTATGTGGATAGCACGTATTCACTATCCACATAGCTTTACTTACTCTTCGTCGTCTTCTAGATCGTCAGACTCGTCTTCATCCCAATTATCTTCTGGGTTGATTTTTAGTTCTAGATCATCAAGGAGATCCTTTATTGCGTAAATGATATCCTGTGCTGATTTACTTTTCTTTGCCATGCTAACTCCTATAGTTGGTTAGGCAATCGCCAAATAGAATTAATTGACTGAAATGTAAACTATATTATTTTTTATAAGGTATTGATTATTAAGTATTATTTATCTTTTTTTAGATTGTGATTTTAATTCTTCAACTTCTCTAGTAAGCGTTGCAATCGCTGTGTCTTGTTTAGATACCCAGAATGTTATTGCTATTACTTGTGTTAATATAAACGTGAAATAAATGATTAGCATTTTAAAAGAAAAGTATTGTTTAATTTCTTTTAAACTTTTCTTAATATCCTGAAGTTCATCTCCATGATCAAGAACTACCTTTCTAATATTCTCAACTAATCTATATGCAACTCTACCTATATCCATAGGTTTACCTATATATAAATGATTAATCTAAATAAAGTTATTTGTTTAAATGAGAGTTTACTGTTTCAATGATGTCATTAACAACATGTTCATACTTCCAGCCAATGTATATTCCGATTGCTAATGTTATTAATATTATAATTGTTGTCATGTTATTCTGCTTCTATTAAATCCCAAGATAAAGTTTGTTCATTCCAACGATATTGATTGTCATCTTTTGGATAAGCAACTGGTGATTCCCATAAGCAAGTATCTTCATTTAAGATCCAAGAATTAAAAGGTTTAGGCGGAATAAAAGCATCTCTATCTTCATCATAAGTATAACCAATTCCTGCAAAATTTTTTCTAATATTATTATTATAAGAAGTTTGTTTCCATATAGGATAACCAGTTAGCTTTGTTAAAAAATCTATACCAATAACTTCTTGTTCAACTCCATTAGAATCTTTTAGTACTTCATTGTTAACTGAAAGAACTTCTATTACTTTTGAATTTAATCCTATTTTTGCAAATGATGCCATAATTTATATCCTATGTTGTGTAGCTACCACTACCTGTAAATGTTAATATTGTATTACTTCCTGAAGTTGTAACTGTTGGAGAACCAGATGTTGTTCCTGTATATTTAGATGTTAACATACTTAAAATAACAATTCCTTTTCCTCCATTACCTCCAGCTCCATTACCATTGCCGCCAAAAAATTGACCACCACCACCACCAGAACCTGTATTAACTGTACCTGCTGATCCAGGATTACCACCATTACCACCACCTCCAGAACCACCTGAAGCACTAGTGTTTTGACCAGAACCTCCTCCACCACCAGCATAAGTTACTGATGAACCTGTAATTGAACTTGCAGAACCATTACCTCCAGTACCCGATCCATTAGAATCTCCATTTTGTCCAGCTCCACCACCGCCTCCTCCTTTATACGGAGAGCCTCCATTATCACCTGATCCACCAGAATTACCTTGGCTTGGTGATGTACTTGGTGAATTTCCTGAACCACCGCTAGCAGGAAATCTTGCTGCTGCACCTCCTCCAGATCCTCCGCTTATACCATTTCCAGCATCTCCAGCTCCGCCTCCTCCTCCTCCAGCAGAAGTAATAGTTGTTAAACCTGTTCCTGATATTGATGAATCACTACCATTTGCTCCATAACCAGCTCCTGATGTACCAGACCCACCTGATGAAGCACCTCCTGATCCTCCATCTCCTACAGTTATTGTAATAACAGAGTTAGGATTTACAGTTTGAGTTGATGTTCTAAAACCTCCAGCTCCTCCACCTCCTCCAAATCTTGATCCTCCACCTCCACCTCCAGCTATTACTAAAAAATTTATATCGTATATTGGAGCGGATGTTGTTATTTGATTACTTGCAGAACTTGGTGAACTTGTTCCAATTGAATTTGAAGCAGTTACTGTAAATGTATAATTTGTACTAGAAGACAATCCTGAAACAGTAATAGTACCAGAACCAGATTGAGATATACTTCCTGTAATTCCTCCTGGACTTGATGTAGCTGTATATGTTGTAATTGTTGAACCACCATTATTAGCAGGAGCTGTGTAAGTTACTGTTGCTGTAGAAGATCCAGTAGCTGTAGCAGTTCCAATTGTTGGTGATCCTGGAACTCCATATAAAGCTAATGCAGATTCATTAGATGCAGAGATAACAACCCATCCTTGAGTAGAATCTATATATGTTAAAATTATACCTTCTCTATTTATTGCTATAATTTTATTTGATGTTTCAGAATTTATTTTTAATCCGTTAGGATTAATTGTTAATTTATTTGTAGCAAAAGTTCCTGCGTAATCTACTATTTGAATTGTGTCTCCAGCAGTAGCAGATGCAGGAAGTGTTATTGTAAATGCTGCTGATGTAGTATCGCAAGGATAACCTTGTCCAGCTACAGCAGTAAATCCAGATGTCTTAACTGATTGCCAAGCAATTCCACCAACACCCGAAGGTAAAGCAGTAATAGCGGATAGTGAAGCGTTATTAATTCTAGAAGATGAAAAAGTACCTGTAGTAATTTTAGATGTGTCTAAAGAAGGAACATCACTAGATGTGAAACCACCTGATATTAAATCCGCAAGTTCTCTAGATCGTGTCATAATATATTCCTATAATAATTTATCTCGCAGTACAAGGCACGTTATTAGTTCCTACTAATGGTTGTTCTGCAAATGCCATATAGATAAATGTAGCACCAGAAGCATTCATTGATGTACTTGATAATCTTAATTTAAAACCATTAGAATTAAAATCTACCATGTCTGTATTATTTTCAGCATCACTTAAATTTGCCCAAACAGCATTTTTTACAGCATTGTATGCCGTTCTTTTATTATCCCACATAAACCAATCATAACCAGCACCACCAGTAGATGAGCATTTAATCATAACAAAAGAAGGTTTAAATCCTGTATAAATAAATGGTCCATCAGTTGAACCATTACCAGTGTAAGAACCAAATTTAGAATATCCTTTTACTTCAGCAAAACAGTAGAATGCGTATGTTTCACCAGCACCATATAATGAATTTGAA